AGAAAACAATGAAGATCAAGCAGCAGAAAGAATTAAAGTTGCTAGAGAAAAAATTGAGATACAAAGAAAAAGAGCACTTCAACAAGGGAGAAAATAATGGGAAAGAAAAATACTAATAATAAAAATCTTTATAGTTTTGGTTTATCAGTAAACGATCCTAAAAAAACTTATAATAGAAATAAAGAAGGTATGTACCATACTACTTTAGGAGGCTCTGATCTTAAAAGTTTATTTAAGGAAGATGGAAAAGGTAAAATTCGTATCAACTTAAAAAAACAAGAAAGTAAGTTTCAAGGAGGGGAAAACCCAGGATATGTTCCTGATGAAACAAAAGCAGAAACATCTGCTTCAATAGGTAAAGATTTTGTTGGGTTTCAAATAAAGAAAAAATTCTCACAAGGCGGACTACTAATACAAGGTAAGCCTAAGCTAGCTAAAAAAGGCTGGAAGTAATGCCACTTACTAATAAAGGTAAAAAAATTATGACTGCCATGAAAGAAGAATATGGCAAGAAAAAAGGTGAGCAAGTTTTTTACGCATCTAAAAATAATGGTAACATTTATGGTGTGGAGAAATATTCTAAAGGAGATGCTGTTGATACTGGAGATCTTGGTAGTGAAGCAGCAAATGATCAAAGTTTATCTTCTGGAAACAAAGGTAGCGGTTACGGAGGACCTGACGGAGACCCTAGAACAGGGGGTGGAGTTAAAACACAAAATAATACTGTACAGGTTAATCCTGGGCCAAGAAAAGTTCCAACAATAGGTCCATTTTCTTTTGGTGTTAATCAAGTATTAAAAGGTTCTTGGCAAAATAAAAATTTAAAAACAGCCCGTAAGGATGATCTTCTTGGTGGAGAGATGTTAACAACAGGGCCTAAAAACACAGGACCTAAAATAGGAGGAGGTGGAGGAAATAATAATTCTAGTATTAACCCTATCACACCTATTAAACCAGTTGATCCAAATCTAGTATTACCAAAAGATAATTTTTTTAATTTCAAAGCTTATAAAGTTGGAGGTTTATCTGGAGGAGTAAGATATGGACCACCACCAAAAAGAGGACCTAATCCAAATGTACCTCCTATTAAAATGAAACATGGAAGTAAAAAAGAAATAAAAGCAGGTTATCATAAAATGCCTGATGGTAGTATTATGAAAAACAGTGATCACAAAGGAAGTAAATAATGTGGTTCTCAGCAATTAAATTAGCTGTTCAAGCGGGTAGTCATATTTATAAGAATAAGCAGAAAACTAAAATGCTTATGGCAGATGCACAAATGAATCATGCTCAGAAAATGGCTAGTGGTGAAGCAGAGTATCAAGGTAAATTATTAGAAAGTAGAAACTCAGACTGGAAAGACGAATTTATTTTAATTTTACTTTCAATGCCGATCATTATGTTAGCATGGTCCGTTTGGTCAGATAATCCTGCACATATGGAGAAAATGGAGTTATTCTTTCTACACTTTGGAAATTTACCGTTTTGGTATCAAACAATTTTTGTTGGAGTCATTGCGAGCGTTTATGGACTTAAAGCAACAGATCTGATAAAGAGAAAATAAAATGAGCTATGAAGAAATGAAGAAAAAGTTTCCTTCTATAACAGCAGCCGAGTATGGCAAAGTTGCAACTATGGCAAATAAATTTAAAATACCAGTAGACAAATATTATTCTGAGATATTGAAAAATGCGAAAGAAGAAAAATAATGTGGAATTGGATTAAAAAAATTATTAACAAAAAAATTAATGATAGTGAGAGAAAAGAATTAAATAAAAAAATTGAGCACAACTATTCAGAACTATCTAAAGGCGATCTTAAAAAACTACAGGCACAAGGCGTAATTAAATCTATTTACAAACCTTATAATTAATATATAAAAACCCTATGATCCAAGGGGACAGCACAGAATACGAAATCCTAAAAGAAGCGTGTGAATCTTTAGAAGCTGATAATTTATTTACAATTGAAATAGGCGTGAGACAAGGGGCGGGAACCAAGATTATTTTAGATACACTAAAAAATAAAAATCATTGGCACCTTGGAGTTGATCCATATGGTAATTTAAACTACGAACACTATGATGATTCGGGTGCTTATACTTGTGACTACACAAACAGTATGAAGCTACAATTAATTAAAGATATTGATTACGAAAACTTTACTTTATTTCCTATGGGAGATGATGAGTTTATGAAACGTTTCCATGATGGTGTTCCAATTTATAGAAATGAAAAAGAAGTTATAAACAAATATGATTTAGTTCATTTTGATGGACCTCATAAAACAATAGATGTTTTAAAAGAAGTATTATTTTTTGCTGAAAGATCTAAGCCTGGAACTGTATTTATATTTGATGATTATCCAAAATATAATATGGACTTAATTCTTAAAGTTATAGTTAATGATTATGGTTTTATGTTACTTAAACAAGGTAAAAATAAAATAGCTCTTAAAAGAAATTAATGCTTGATTATCACACAAAAGAACAAATCGTTAACGTCATAAATAGATCGATTAAAGATATTAAACATCACCTTTGCTACGGGGTTGAAACGGTTGAGAAAATAATGTATGCTCGGGGCAGACTCAGCGCTTTAGAAACGCTGCTTCAGGATATTAAAAACCTGCAAAAGGAGGATAACGATGGTACAATTGATAAAACCTAAACTTACTGATTTCGGAAACGAAAAAAATAAAGATGAGGTCAAATCACAAATTCCAACAGATCCCAAAGGCATTAAAGAGTATCTTGAAATCATACCTAACCCAGTCGGATACCGTATGCTAGTTAGACCATGGTCTGGCCAAGCAAGAACAAAAGGCGGTGTTATCTTAGCAGACGGAACCCAAGACAAAATCCAAATGACAACTGTTGTTGGATTAGTCGTTAAACAGGGTGACCTTTGCTATCAGGATAAAGAAAAATTTCCTAAGGGTCCTTGGTGTAAAGAAGGAGAATTTGTTATTTATGGCAGATACTCTGGAAGTAGATTTCAAACTAAGTTCGGTGAACACCGAATACTCAATGATGACGAGATCATAGGAACGATAAGTAAGCCAGAAGATATTCTCCATTTATTTTAAATAAAGGAGAATAAAAATGGCGGAAGTAAAAGACTATAGTGCAGAAGCACTTATGGCGAAAGAACATGAGGTAGAATTAGATACCGATAATGTTAAAGAAGAAAATGTATCTGTAGAAGAAGTATCTAAAAAAGAAGACACACCAAGTTTAAATGTTGGTGAGGTTGATTTAGGTTATACGGATCATTCTAGACCTGTTGAAGACAATAAAGAAAAACCTGGAATAGAAATTATTGAAGATAAAGTAGAAGCTTCTGAAGAACCAGGGGACAGTGTTGGAAACAAAGAAGAACAAGAAAAACCAAACCTTAACGAATCGAAAAGAGATTATCAAGGAAGAATTGATAAACTTGTTTTCCAAAGAAAAGAAGCTGAAAGAAGAGAAAAAGCAGCTCTTGAATACGCTAGGGGAATACAAAAGAAATTTGACACTAATCTCCAAAAGTTAAACTCTACTGACGATCAGTATCTAAAAGAATTAGGTGCTAGAGTAGATGCTCAAAGAGAACAGGTCAAAGTAGCCCTTCAATCAGCAATCGAAAGCCAAGACGCTTCTAAAATTATGGAAGCTAATGATAGATTAACTCAACTAGCTGTCGAAAAAGAAAAAGCTAGATTAGAGATAAATAATCGTGAAGAGCGAAAGAAAGCTGAGGAAGAAAAAAGTAAACAACAACAATACGTACAAGCCGAACCTCAAACAGCGGAATCATCGCAACCAGCACCACAAATTACACCTAAGGCTAAAAAATGGGCCGAAAAGAATAAGTGGTTTGGAAATGATGAGGTCATGACTAATGCTGCAATCACTATACACAATAATATTTCTCAAGAGGGTATTGAAGTAGACAGTGATCAGTACTATAATGAAGTTAACTCAAGACTTAAAGGATATTTTCCTGAGAGTTTTGGTAACACTAATGACGAGCCTAAAAAAGAGACACCGAAACCCGTCCAAACGGTTGCCTCAGCTGGTCGTAGCCAACAAGGACGTAGAACTGTGAAACTCACCAAGTCGCAGGTAGCTATCGCTAAAAGATTAGGGGTGCCACTAGAGGAATACGCTAGATACGTGAAGGAGGATAAATAGTATGAATACAATTAATAGGACTTCACGGGAGTCAGAGACTAAAGTTTCGAAAGAGGCTAAAAAAACTTGGGCTCCACCATCCAGTTTGGATGCACCACCCGCACCGAACGGTTACGCCCATAGATGGATCCGTACTACCGTTCAAGGTTTTGAGGATACAGCTAATGTATCTAAAAAATTAAGGGAAGGATGGGATTTTGTAAAAGCCGAACAAGTTCAAAACGAGATCGGCACTAACAGATATCCTTTCTATACCGAAGGCAAATACGAGGGGTGTATTGGAATTGGAGGCCTTGTGCTGGCAAGGATACCGGAAGAGATTTTGGCTTCACGTGCTGAGTATTTTTCAAAACTTACTCAAGATAGAATGAACGCTGTGGACAATGATCTTATGAAGGAGCAGCACCCTGACATGCCTATCAATATTGATAGACAGTCAAGAGTGACCTTTGGTGGTAGTCGTAAAAAATAATTTTTTTGCAATACCTACCGGGTTATTAAAATAAACTGTTAAAACGGAGAAAACAAATATGTCAAATCAAGTAGAAAAGTTCGGTCTTAGACCTTACAGAAAACTAGATGGAACACCTCTTGTTGGAGCCCAAAACAGATATACGATTGCATCAGGTTATGCATCTGCAATTTTTCAAGGCGAAATGGTTGAACCATTAGGCACTGGAAATATTCAGAGACATGGCCCGAACACTTCGGATGCTGTTGTGGGTGTTTTTAACGGATGTTTTTACACAGACCCAACTACGCAAAAGCCTACGTACAGCAACTTCTACCCTGGTGGAATTGCAGCTTCTGATATCACAGCGTTTATCGTTGATGATCCAGATGCAGTATTCTTAATGGATGCTGACGATACTTTTGCAAGAGCGGATTTGTTCAAGAACTATTCTGTTACTAACACAACAGGTGTTACACAAACAGGAATGTCAAAACAACAACTTGACGTTAGTGTTTCTGGTGTTGCAAGCACTTTTGCTGTACAAGCAATCGATATCTCGCAAGATCCAGAAAACTCTGACACAGGTTCTGCTAACGCAAACATTCTTGTTAGAATCAACAATCACTTCTATAGAAGTGGCACAGGTATAGCATAAGGAGATAAAACATGGCAATATCAAGATCCCAACTCGTAAAAGAGTTAGAGCCAGGTTTGAATGCTTTATTCGGCCTGGAGTACAATAGATACGAAAATCAGCATGCTGAAATTTTCGTAACTGAAACATCTGACAGAGCTTTTGAAGAAGAAGTAATGTTAAGCGGTTTCGCTTCTGCACCAACTAAACAAGAAGGTGCTGGAGTAGTTTTTGATCAAGCAGGTGAAACTTTCACAGCTAGATACAATCACGAAACAATCGCTTTAGCGTTCTCGATCACTGAAGAAGCAATCGAAGACAACCTGTATGACAGATTAGCTGCAAGATACACAAGAGCTCTTGCAAGATCTATGTCAAACACGAAGCAAGTTAAGGCAGCGAACGTACTTAACCAAGCACAGTTTACAGCTGTGACTGGTGGAGACGGGGTATCGTTAATTTCTAACGTTCACCCACTAGCAACAGGTGGTACATTCTCGAATGTACTAGCTACAGCTGCAGACCTTAACGAAACTTCACTAGAGCAGTCGTTAATCGACATCGCTGGGTTCGTAGACGAAAGAGGTCTAAGAATCGCTACTCAAGGTAGAAAAATGATAATTCCAAAAGAATTACAATTTACTGCTGAGAGATTAATGAAAACTCCTCAAAGAGTTGGAACAGCTGATAACGACATCAATGCAATCGCTTCAATGGGAATGGTTCCAGAAGGGTATTCAATTAATAATTTTTTAACTGATACTGATTCTTTCTTCCTAATGACTGATGTGCCTAATGGAATGAAACATTTCGTTAGATCACCAATCAAAACTGCGATTGAAGGTGACTTCGATACTGGTAACGTTAGATTTAAAGCTAGAGAAAGATACTCTTTTGGATTCTCAGATCCTAGAGCAATCTTTGGTAATGGAAACTTAGCAACTAGTTAATAAATTATAATACATTTAGTATTACTTAAAGGGGGGCTTTCGAGCCCCCCTTTTTTTGTGTATAATAAAAACACCTAGAAATTAATTTAATTTTGTAGACTGGCTAGGCAGACGGTATAGAGACTACAAAGTTTAACTACTATACAAGGAGAATATAATTATGGCGAATACAACTTTTTCAGGCCCGGTTAGATCCGAAAATGGCTTTGAATCAATTACAAAAAGTGCAACAGGTGCAATTTCAGTAAATGCATCTTACGGAGCA